AGCCGCGCACCGTCCAGGTATGGACGTTCACAGAGCGGCCCACGTTGGGGCTGTGTTCGGCCGTGCTGCTGCGGCGCAGCCACCAGCCTCGGATATGGGGTTTGCCTGCGGCAGGCGTGTAGACGTACAGGGCCGCGAACTTGGCGTTACCGTCCGCGTAGCGCTCGCGGTCGTGCACGATGCCGACGTCGGGCACAGAGGCCAGTGCAGCCACGATGGCCGCGCGATGCTGCGCCAGCGTGCTCATGCCTGGCCCCCTGCGAGATGGGAGGCGACCCGGCCGGCAGCGTCCTCCAGCATGCGCAGCACCTGGCTCTCGGTTGCGGCGACCGCCTCGCCCAAAGGGCGCTTGGGCGCGGTGCCCTTGCGGGCAATCTTGCGAGCGACGAGGAACGCGACGCTGCGCTCGCGCTTGGCGGGCACGCCCAGGACTGCACGCACCCATGGCACCAGCGCCTCAATGGGTGGCATGTGCGGCCGCGTGCCCAGCTCCGCAAAAACAGCCGTAGGTTGCGAGCTGCCTACCGTGCCAATCACGCCGACCGGCGTTGCAAAGGCATCGCTGGCAATGCTGGCTGCGGTCATGCCCGTGACTTTGGGCATACGCTCCTTGGCTTCACGCTCCACCAGCATCGTGCCCTGCGTCATCGCTGCGAGCAGTTCATGCCGCGTCACATCCGGCGCCTGGGCGAATCCGCGCCGCAGCGCATCCAGCCCGGCAAAGGTCAGGTGCAGGCTGCTCACAGCACACCTCGCGTCAGCACGTTGCGACGCCGACCAGGCCAGCTCACCACGCCAGCGGCCGGCGCCAGGTCGCCACCCAGGTCGGCCTGTTTGAAAGGGTCAGACTGGCCTGTGCCGGCGTAGTAGGCCGAGCGGTATTCCTTGGCCCTGGCTGCGTAGGAGCGTGCACGGGTTTCGGTGCGGGCAACTTCGGCGCCCATGGGCGTCTCGCGCTCACCGCTGTAGCGGGTGGCGAGCTGCTGGCACAGCAGCCAGGCCGCGTACTGGGCCACCGCCATCCGGTGCTCCATGGGGATGGTGTCCTCATCCACGCCCAGCACGTGGGGCTGGGTGTACGACAGGCGCACCACGGCACCCGCTGGCAGGGCACCTACGCATTCCAGGCCCCAGCCCGTGGGGGTCCGATATGCGTCGATGAAAACCAGCTCGGCAGGACGCCGCCCCACCGGGTACTCAGCGCTTCGCACACGCGATGTGGCCCCCCAGCCCTCGGGCACCGGGCCAAACACGCTCAGCGCCGGCCAGGTCACGTCGGCCACGATGTGGTGGGGCCGATCTGCGCTGTAGCGCAACCTGGCCTCTTCGATGGCACGGTCGCGCACCTCGGCCGTGATCACCGTGTCCTGGTCGGCGACCAGGTCGTTCACGAGTTGCTGATAGTCGGCAAGCATGTCGGTCTCAGGTTGGAAGGCGGTATGGCTGGGTTTGTGCAGCCCCAGGTAATGGGGCTCTACAAACCCACCCCTTGCGGGGCGGGCCGGGCTGTTTCACCGAGGACAGCCACTCCCCTGCGCCACTGGTCCTGCGGCGCTTTCTCTCTCTGCTGGGTGTTGGATAGCGGGGAGTTGGTCAGGCCACCACAGCCTTGGTGGCGCAGCGGAAATCACAGACCGCGCCGCCGTAGATGTGGCGCACCTTGTAGGTCAGCTTGTCGGCCGAGAACATGGAGCCCGAGGTCGGCGAGTCCTGCACGAACAGCTCGGGCTCTTCCTTGCCGTCCAGGAAGCCCACCTCGACACCGGGGATGTCGGCCGGATCGGCCACCGTCACCCAGTCGTTGGCATCCGTCCAGTACCAGACCGGGATGATGTTCATCGTGAGCGCCTGCATGAACGTCTTCTCGTTGTTCGTTGCCAGCTTGAACAGGTCCACGGCCGCTTCCTGCAGGTCCACCGGCACGACCAGGCGGGTTGGTGCAATGCCGATGCGGTCGCCGCTGTTCAGTTCGGTCTGCTTGAGCATCGCCAGGCGGTGAGCCGCCAGCTCGGCCTTGGAGAGAGCACCCGTGAACAGGTTGTTGTGGTCCGCGTGGAAGAACGCCTTGGTGTCGTAGATGAGCGCATTGGAGCGGAAGAAGTCAAAGACGAACTTCGCCAGCGTGCGCTTGGCAGCACGCGAGAGCTTGGTCGGGATGCGCCGGATCGCACCCACGTCGTCGTTCTTGATCATTTCCAGGGTGACGTCTTCCGTGCCGCCCTTCTTGCCCGCCTTGTAGGTGGCCTCTTCATCGGTGGGGCTGGTCAACGGCTGGTAGTCAGCGCCTTCCGCGACCGAAGGCAGATCACCGTAGCCGCCCCAGCGTGTGCGGTGCTGCATGCGGAAGTCGCTCAGCGGAACCACGTTCACGACCTGGCGCCAGCCGTCGAAGTCCACCGCAGCGCGGTACTCGGCCAGCATGCGGCGGCCAATGCTGTCGCCCAGGACCTGGTCCAGAGAGTCACTGCCCAGGGACTCGACCAGGCGCGACTGATCGCATTCGCGCAGACGGCCCGTGACCAGGCGGTCACCCGTCATCTCGATATAGCATTCCTTGAACGACTGCACGCGGCCATGGTCCTTGTGCTGGGGGTCCCAGAACGCATCCAGCATGTCGCGCATGCCCAGGCTGCGGTCGCCCACCACGATGGAGCCGGCGCCGAAGGCCGGCACACGTACGGCGCCGCTTTCCGACATGCGGGCGATGTACTCGCCTTCGGTCTTGATCATGTCGCCCACCGCAGCTTCGGTCAGGCGGTCAGCCGCAGCCGTTGCGACCTGCGCGGACAGCCGGTCCTTGGCGGCCTGGGGCAGCTTGGCGGCGGCGATACGCTCGCGGGCAGCTCCGCGCAGCTCGAACACCTGCAGGTCGGCACGGGTCAGCGGCGTGCTGTCGCCCTGGGCCTCGGTCATGCGCTGAGTCCCCGCAGGCGGCACCAGGGAGCCGCACACGGATTCATGCACGCGCACCAGGTCGTCATCGCTGATGGTGTCGGAGTTGATGGCGGCATGCTGCGCCGGGTCCTTTGCCTTGATGGCTTCGAGCATGCGTTGCTTCCACAGAGGCATTGCGGTTCCTTCAGATTGATGAGGGGTGTCGGCAGGGGTGTCGGCGGTGGCTTCGGTCAGACGGTCCAGGCCGCCACCTGCGCCTGGCTCGACGATGAGATCGACGGAATGGACCTTCGTGAAACGCAGGGCCTCGCGCAGCGTCTCGGCGCCTACCTTGCGCTGGCGTGTGCGTGCATCGGCGTCGATGGACAGGCCCAGCAGGCCCTGCATGTCGCGCTTGACGGCTTCAACCATCTTGGTGACGGCAGGATCAGAAGGGTTGATGGCGCGGAACGTGCCAACGAGAGCGCCCGAGTCGGTGCCCTTGCCCTCCACGAAACGCACGCCGTAGATGCCACCGATAAGGTTGCGCACATCCTTGCCCTTGCCTGCGATGTGTTCGGCATCAGACTTGGCGAACACGCGCACGCCTTCAAACATCGGGGCGCTTTCGCGCAGGGCGGCGTCGGGGTAGAAGTTGCGATTGCCGCTGCGGCCGGCGCGGATCAGCGTCACCTCAATGGAGCCATCCTTGGCTTCACGGAATGCGGCGTTGCCCTGGGCTTCACGCACGGCACCAACGACAGCCGGCACCACAGATGCCGGTATGGCTTCACCCACGGGCTGGTAGTCGGCAACCACCTCAACGGCCTCGGCCAGGGCGACGGTGTTGTCGGTGCTCACCGTGTAGCCGTAGCTGTACATGCGGCCCTTGAACTGCACGACCACGCGGTCGGGCCAGATGCCACGCACGTCGACGTAATAGTCGCCATTCGCGGCCAGGCGCAGCTTGTCGCGCACGGCCTGGCGCACCAGTTCGATCAGTTGGCCGTACTCGGTGGTCACGGCTTCTGTGAGCCGGGCGTAGCCCGTGCCCGCTGGAATGAGCTTGAGCATGCCCGGGCTCACTCGTCAGCGCTGGAGAGCTTCTGGCCGTCCCTTGTGACGACCACGACGTGTGTGCCGTAGTCGCGGAACGACAGCACTTCACCTGTCTCGACGGGCACCCGCTTGGCCTTGGGTTCCTTCGTCACTTTGCCGCCAGGGCCACGGACTTCGACCAGCTCAATGGCGGTGCGCTTGACGCGCTTGGCAGCCTCGGCAGCCGTCAGCTGCTTGCCGCTTTCGGCGTCGCTGTTCTTGGAATCGGACATTGGTCACTCCATCGTTGTTGGGCCGCGATCTGCTGCGGCATTGCGATGGAGTGACTGTGCCGATGAAGGCGAAAATGAATAAGGACGGCGAGGGTCGGCATATGCTCAAAAATTGAGCGAAAATCTAATACCGACTGGGGATTGCTTTATGTGCATTGCAGGCCTGCATTGCGCATATGTTTAAAGGGCGTTTAAACGGGCTATCAGCGGCATTTCTGATTTTCCGCGCCCCGATGCCGCCTGCATTGGGTTTAAACGCTCACGCGGGCTCATTTACTCCTGGCGTCTGCCCGCTTTTTTCGCAGCCTGGTCCAGTGCAGCTTTTCTGCCATCGAGCTGCAGCTCGCGCTCGGTGAAAGGCTTTGCCCCCGGAGTCATCACCTGCCAGGTCTTGAGCCAGGGCAGCGAGATGCATCCACAGTTGATGATCTGCTCCACTGGCGCCTTCGGGTCATGCGGGCATTTCATCATGTCGAATCCGCCACTGGGATTGGGCACCTTGAAGGACTTGTCCGCATCCACGACCTGGCCGTCCATGATGTCGTGATTCCATCGGCTGTGAATCTTGCCACTCCGGCGCCATTGCTTTCCCAGGCCAAGCACCAGGGGCGCGGCCTGGACCAGGCGCTGATCAGTTGCTAACGCAAATGACCGGCTCACTTCCGTTCTGACAATGTTGGCTGCACGTCGCGGCGATTCCGCCCCCAGGACCTTCTGCACTGCCTGGATGGCCGCAAACGGTGTCTGGGCCCCGATGGTGACCAGGCTCAATTCGCGGCCTATGGTGCGAGTCGCCTCCGCGCCCACATCTTTCAGGCGCAGCACACCAAAGGATTGCATCTGTTTGAGAATGCCCGCGTCGAGCTG